CAGGATCTTTCCAGATCACCACTTCTGAATGATAAATGAAACCCGCTTGTTGAAAAATGCGGATTAGGTCACCGCGGAAGTCTCGAATCCCAATGATCCCATCGCGCTCCTTTGTAATTGGCAGGTTCATACAGTGAAACGACAAGAGACGCCCTGGTTTTGTGATCCTGAACAGCTCGGGCGTAAGATAGCGAAAATGACTCTCGAATGCGATTGCGTCCCGGCAGTTCCCCATGTCCCGTTCAGACTCAGAATACGTGTAGAGACTGGCGAACGGGGGGCTGAAGATTGAATAGTCGATGGAATCTGATTGGATCGCTCCCGTTTCTTGAACGCAGTCGCCTTGGATCGCGCGCCACCGTTCTCCTCGATCCTCCTTCTGTTCGTATCTGGCTGGGTATCTTCCACCGCCGTGTACGTTCTCATTCATCTGCGCCCGCATGTGTTCGATCATCCCTTCCATCATTGCTGTTGCCTGTTTCTCTTTGCGCTGGATGTTCCTTACCACCGGACCCTCAGTGTCCGCCGTGATAACATGGCAATGCACTTCCCGCGTCTGCCCGAAACGCCAAGATCGGCGCAACGCTTGGTAGAACTGCTCGTAGGAGTCTGACAGCCCCACGAACGCCAGATGCGCCGCAACTTGAAGATTCAAGCCGTATCCGAACATCACCGGCTTGCTCACCAAATCGACTGGCTCATCGCTGGTGAATCTCAACACGGCTTCTTCCTTGAACTCATCGGGGTCGGAACCGCGAACCTCCAGGGACGTAGGAATCGACTTAGAAAGTGCGGCCGATTCAGAATTCAGATTGCACCAGACGATCCACTTTTCGTCACTGGAGTTGACCAATTCGGCGCAAGCAGACACCCGTTCTCCTATACTGTCGCGCCTAACCTGGTTCCGCTCTTGCATAGTCTGTCCTTCCAATGGGAATAGGTAGCCTTCCGGTGTGGCCGTGGATCGGACCATTATCTGGTGCATGTGTAGACGCGGCAGCAGAAAGCCGTTATCCTCAAATCCGAGATCGGTGGGTTTCCTAACAGCCACAGCCCAAGAGCATATCCATTTCCAAAACGCGCTCTGGGCGTGCCCCTTCAAGCGCCATTTGGATGTGTCTCCGCCATCGTGAACGAAGAATCTGGAGAGCATCTCTGGCAGAGTCATCACGCCCAGGAACTCCGCATGATTCCCCAATTCCATGTAATCGTTCGGTGCCGGGGTAGCTGTGCAGGCCAAGCGGAAGGGAATGCTGCGGGCAAACTCAGTGATTGCCTTCCTGGTCTTTCCATCGAATCCCTTCAGGATGGAGGATTCGTCGAGCACAATGCCGGCCAAACCCGAGGGATTAAAACGGTCCAACTTGGCGTAGTTTGTGACGTTTATACCCGCCCCAATCTCCTCTTGGTGTGCGACGATCCGCACTGGAATACCGAATTTCACCCCCTCCCGTTGCGTCTGATGCGATACGGCTAGTGGCGCAAAGATCAACACGGGAGCCTCGAGCCGTTCGGAAACATGGCGACTCCATTCAAGTTGCTGAGGCGTATTATGGGTCACGATAAAATGCTCAGTGACGTAACTACCGTCTGGAGAATCTACGGCAATGCAGACCGTCTCTTGCCGCTTCTCAAATTCGATCCGATCAATCCATCGGCCATTGTCTCGTGGCGCAGGATTCCACCGTTCTGCCTTCCGTCTGAGGGCGAAGGGATTGTGCCTAATAAGCGAGAATGTCACGACATGGCATGGCAATCCAGGTTTTCCAGCGCACGAGGTTCGTTTGAGATTCCTAGTAGGGATTCCGCCTAGACTGCGGACCAGATATATAACGGCATCGGCTAGGTGGCCACTAACGCTATAGAACTGGCAGCAACCCCCGGGTTCGATGTATCCGTCGGTATCCATGAGGCCGCGAAGGAGGTTCAACCGATCCGCTGGACCCGCGAACAGATAAGATTCCGGTACGAATTTCGTGTTGGATCGAGTACCCAATAGTCCGAGCTCATAGAAGGCTTGCCGAAACGGATGCCTCCGGTTTCCGGTCAGCCCGGTGACGATACGCCAATCGAAGCGGTTCTTACGCTTAAGAGATACTCCCTCTGGGAGTAGCCGATTGACGGAATTTACGATCTGTGCGTCTGCCGTTGATAGGGATAGGTTTCCCGAGAGATGGCCATCACCGAGAAAGACCCCTAGCAAGTAGGGATCGACTGGAAGCCTATCGCCGGCCGAGAATTCCACATCTCCGACTATCGGGATGTCATAGTTCCGACTCTTCTCCCCGGCTCCATACCGAAGGTTCCCGCAGTCCAACAATTCGGCCGTGCTGATAACACGCCATGGCTTAGAGCGTTGTCTATCGTTGTTCGTCCGGCAGATATGTAAGTGATCTAAGTCTACTACAAAACTGCACCCATCCGAAAAGTAGACGCGGTAGGTGTCCTGCTCTGGTTTCGGATAGACGCCGCGTACTCTCGCGGCAGTGCCATTCGACGCGATTACCATATCTCCAAGATGAAGTTCGCCGATGGGTCGCCAGCCCAAAGATGTCAAAATAGGCGTCTCGTAGGGCTGCCCCTTTCCGAGTCCGCAATCCTCGAATAAGGCCGCGCGCCCCGTCCGAAGCGCCCAAAGAGTCAAAGCTGACTGGAACGGGAAGAGCATCGGGTTGATACGTTCAGGGGGCAAGGCAAACCCGCAAGCCGGAGCATAAGCACCCTTGGTCTCCAGGAATTGCCGATAATCTCCGTTCGCTTCGTTCACTTGCCCAGTCCTTCCATGAACGCCTTTGCCCGGTGCCACAGATCCCGCAACCCCAGAGCGTGCGCGTGGGACTCCGGGAATTCCAGCAATCCCCGGCAGATCGTTTCCGCGGCCTCCAGGCGCTCGCGGCGGCTGGTGAGCAAGAGCGTGGCGAGTGCCTCCGCCAGCGCCGCCATCTGGACCTCCACCGCTTGCCGGGGTTGGTTCGCCTCAAACAACGCGCGTTGTAGGCTCTCGATCTGCGATTCCACAGTTGGGAGCGCGTTCAACTGTTGGCCTCCAAAGTAGTCACCTACAGGAATGATCTTCTGGCCATGAATTGGGCATCCCAGTTGCCCTCCAGTTGTGTTACAGCCATTGCAACCTTCAATCGGGCTATTGTCGCTCACGGCTGTCTCCTTCCCGCCCGGATGCGTGCTGGGTGAGCAGGGCGGTGACGTCGGCGGTGAGGGCGGCACGGGCACGGTGCAAGATCCGCTCCTCAGCCGTGTAAGACTCCTCATCGCGGGTGGCTTCGGCCATGATGTCAGCCGGTGGCCCTTGCGGATCGTGCCGGTCATGGGGCGGACTCCTGGAGATCGAGGCTGCCGCGGCTGAACCGTTTGGCCGCGATCTCGCGCAGCGAATCTCGACCATCCCACCAACAGTATGCTACCCCCAAGGGCCGGTTGTCGTGAGAGCGGCGCCGGTATTGCTCGGCAAACTCGGGCTTCCAGAGCCTCCACTGTTCGTACTCGCTGCCCACTGACGGGACAAGCGAAAAGACATTCAGGAGGTTCGGGATCATAAAAGAGCGATCTCGGTCGATCCAGATACACACCTCGTAGTAATGCTGTGCCTGATACGTTTCTAGGAAAGCCTGCCAGCCGCCCATCAACGGCTGATCGAAGTATGCGACCCAAAGTTTGTATGCTCGCGTCTCACACACCATACGCTTCCATCCGAGTCGCTCGCGCTGTCGGGCGCGCCGCTGGTCCAGCACCTCGGACCAAGTGACAACCCGCCGACCGCGACGATCGGCCAAGACGTAGGCCAAATCAGGTGCTGGGTTCTGGTCCCAATGCACAAGCGCCGACCGCATGATAATCGAGGTCATCCCGCCACCGCCCGCCTCTCCATGAACGCCTTCGCGCTCCGCTTCTGGAGCACTTCGCGCACTTGTTCTGAACTGATCTGAACGCCATGTAGGCGCTTCATATGCAGAACAAAGCTCTTAATCGTTCCGATGCCCGCTAAAGCCAGGGCATCTCCGTGGACGCGCAGGCAGATCCGGCATAAAAGCCGCGAATTGTTCATCTGTGCGCCATGAACGCCTTCGCCCGCAGCCACAGGTCCCGCAACCCCAGGGCGTGCGCGTGGGACTCCGGGAATTCCAGCAATCCCCGGCAGATCGTTTCCGCGGCCTTGAGGTGCTCACGGCGGCTGTCCAGCAACTCCCCGGTGACCTGGTTGGCCTGCGACACCCCGGAATCGTCCAGCCCCTCACACAGGCTGAGAAGGGACTCCTCAAGGGTCGGGTACCCTTTCGACCCGCCGGCGTAGAACCGTATCCCAGCTGGTCGAGGTCGGCGTGAAATATTGATCGAACCATCGCAGGCACCCTTGTCGATCCGGCGCCGGATGCCCTCGACCATCAGTTCGGCGGGTGTCATGGGCACGGCTTCACCTCCGCATTCCGAACCATGATCTGGACCGTCTCTCCAAATTCGGGCGCGAACTCTTCACCATCTCGGAACCCTCTCCGCAAGAGCATCCCGCGAAGGCGCCCGGAAAGCACAGTCGGGAACTTGATTGTCCGGTCGCGCGGCAGATTGTCGAGAAACCGCGACACCTCCCCGGAGCCAGGGTGAACGGCGGTAATCACCGGGATGTAGATTCCTTGGGCCGTGTCGAATCGATTTCCGTACACTCCTGGAGCAAGCAGTTCCTCGCCCATCGCCTCGGCCACTTCTTCTAGTGTCACGCTTTCGTCTCCTTCGCCGCGTCAATGGCGGCGCGCAGGGCTTCGCGTAGCGTTTTGCCTCGGCCGATTAGATCGGTGCTTTCTTCATAAAGTGGGCCATCATAAATATACCAGCCTTCAGCACGCCTGCGCAGAAATCAGCACTTGTCCAATCGGTCCTCAAGACCGTCCACGAGTTCCGTATCCCGTTTCCCCTGCTCAAACTTCCGGGCGAGTTCCTGTACGGGGACGCTGAGGGCGAATAAAAGCCCGGCGCATCGCTGACAGTGGCTATCGTGATCTAGCGGGATACCTCTGCCCTGCTCCGCATCCCAGGCTTGGACTTTCGCGCCGTCCCAGGATGCCCGGCACTCGGCTACGTTCGCTTCGATGGCCCCCGCCAGCGCCACCATGCGGGCCTCAGCCTCGGCGAGTTCTCGCTCTGGGCAATGATCTCCAGGTAGTCCGCTACGCTGATACAGCGCCAAGTCAATTCGGCCATCGCCCCAGAAAGCATCAGTTAGCGCCCGCTGAATCTCGCACTGCGAAGGCACGTAAACATTTCCCTCTTTCAACCGCTCGGATTTCGCGCAACCGTCGCAATTTGCTGCTTCCCATTCGGCATACTCGCTCCCGTAGGCGAACGGCCGCACTTGTTCAGCTTCACCCATCAGATTTTCCTTCGCGCTGGCTGTCCCAGAACGTGATACAGAGCGCCAGGGCCGTCCATTCGTCCCCCGAGATGCCATAGAGCGCCCCTGCCGGCGTCTCGGGAAGTCCCTTACGCGGTTTGGACTTCTGCCCTGCCCTTATCGCAGCGGGTCCGCCGAACCTATCTATGAGCGCCTGGCGTACATTCGTATCCTTCGCCCGGCTATCGTGGCAGAGATGCATCTTGACTTCCAGGCGAGTAAGACGATTCGCTTGTCCCGCGAAGGCTTCATGGAACCGCCCAGACGACCAAGCGGTTTCCAACACTTCAGCCCCCACTGCCATGCCGTAGCAGGCTAATTTCTCTACCACCAAGCAGACGGGTCCGTTAAAAAACCACGTCTGCGGGTGTTCGAGCCGTGCCGCCAGACAATCATTCGGAAACTTCTCATGGCTCAGTATTTCGACGCCATCCCAAACCACATAGGCGCTCTCAACCGGCCCTGGGTCAATCCCGATGATCGTCATACCTGCCGTTCCTTCGCTAATGCGCGCAGGCACCAGCTACAAACCTTTTCGCCTAGCGGGTACTCAAGCCGCTCG